AGAGCCAAACCGCAGTAATGCCGACACGGTGAATATGAGCGTAGGAGGCATCAGCAACAAGCCTGATGGCATGGGCACCAAGACCAGCGGCATCAAAACTCGCGGTAATGGCTGCGCTACAAAAGGGACCATTGCCCGTGGGCCAATGGCGTAAGACATGAACTACGTCGAGCTTAAAGAGAACATTGCCCGCATCTGTGAAAACGAGTTCACAGAGCCGGAGTACGCGCTCTTTACGGAGCAGGCGGAACAAAGAATTTATTCGACCGTTCAGCTTGCAAACCTGCGAAAGAACGTCACCGGGACTATTACTGCTTCCAACCAGTACCTGCAAGCTCCAGATGATTTTCTGTCGGTGTATTCACTGGCTGTGTACCCTGCTGCTGGCGGCGCGTATGAGTACTTGCTGAACAAAGATGTCAACTTCATTCGTCAGGCGTACCCAAATCCTGCGACAACCGGAAAGCCAAAGCACTACGCTATTTTTGGTCCGCGCTCGGATGACGTGAATGAGTTGAGCTTCATCATTGGCCCAACTCCTAACACCACCTACAACACAGAGCTGCACTATTTTTATTACCCTGAGTCCATTGTGACTGCGGGTGAAACATGGCTTGGTGAGAACTTTGACTCAGCTCTGCTTAACGGCGCTCTGGTCGAGGCCATCCGCTATATGAAAGGTGAACCTGACATGGTTAAGTTCTACCAAGAGATGTATCTCCAGTCGATTGCCTTGTTGAAGAACTTGGGTGACGGGAAGCAGCGCGGGGACGCTTACCGAGATGGTCAGGTCCGCATTCAAGTCAATTAACAGGGGTTTCGTATGGCAATTGTGCAAAGCATGGTGAGTTCGTTCAAGCAGCAAATTTTGCTTGGCGAGCATGACCTTGACACGGATGTCATCAAGATCGCCCTGTACACCAGCGCAGCAGATTTGGGCGCAGGCACTACGGTGTACTCTACATCGAATGAAGTTGTTGGAGTTGGTTACACGGCTGGTGGTAACACATTGACGGGTGCTACGGTTTCTCTGTCTGGAACAACGGCCTATGTGGACTTTGCCGACACCACATGGGCAGCTTCCACAATCACTGCGCGTGCCGCCTTGATTTACAACAGCAGCAAGTCAAACAAAGCCATTGCGGTGCTTGACTTTGGTTCTGACAAAACTACAACCGCAAACAACTTCACCATTCAATTTCCCACAAACGATGCCAGCTCCGCCATTGTGCGGATTGCCTGATGGGGGTTGAATGTCTTCAACAACCGTTTTGGTCACTGGGGTAACGGGCCAAGGTCTCGTTGGGGGCGTCAACGTCTGGTCGGTAATTAACGACACGCAGACCGCAAACTGGCAAAATATCACTGACGCTCAATCCCCCGGCTGGGCGCAGGTCGGGACAACGCAATCTCCGGATTGGCAGCCAGTGGCTGCGTAAGGAAAATCATGGCAACAGCATATACCTCCCTTCTTGGTCTGGCCCTTCCGGTCACAGGCGAACTGTCTGGCTCTTGGGGCGATGTGGTCAACGACTCGATCACCTCTCTTCTTGACTCAGCCATCTCCGGGACCACAACACTCAACACAGATGCCGACGTAACGCTGACCACCACGGACGGTGCGGCTAACCAAGCACGTCAGGCTATTTTGCTTTGGACAGCCACCGGCACGGTGACACGAAACATCACAGCCCCTGCACATAGCAAGGCGTACTTCGTCATCAACAAGACGGGCGGCACACAGAGCATTGTGATCCGTGGGGTTGGGCCTACAACCGGCGTGACGGTGCGAGCAGGTCAGCAAGCCTTGGTGGTTTGGAATGGTGTTGATTTTGTCGAGGTGGCATCTGGAGATGTGGATGGCCCATCTTCCGCAACTGACAATGCTGTAGCTCGATTCGATGGAACCACTGGAAAGCTGATTCAAAACAGCGCAGTAACCATTGACGACTCCGGCAACGTGTCTGGTGTTGTTCAGTTAAATGCAACAACTGTTGACGCAACCAACGTAGAAGTCACAAACATCAAGGCCAAGGACGGCACTGCCGCCTTGCAGATTGCTGACTCTACCGGCGTGGTCTCTGTAACTGCCGCACCCGTGCTGACGGCGCTGACAGCCAGCCAAGCGGTGTTTACAGACGGCTCAAAGGCTTTGGTAAGCAACGCCATCACAGGTACTGGCAACGTGGTGATGTCCACCTCCCCAACGCTGGTAACTCCGGCTCTGGGTACGCCATCATCAGCTACCCTTACAAACGCAACAGGTTTGCCAATTTCAACTGGTGTAGCTGGTCTTGGTGCTGGAGTGGCAACATTTCTTGCTACTCCTTCGTCGGCCAACTTGGCGACAGCGGTAACTGATGAAACAGGCTCTGGTGCTCTGGTATTTGCCACCTCGCCAACTTTGGTCACACCTGCTTTGGGTACACCATCCGCATTGGTTGGAACCAACATTACCGGAACCGCAGCGGGTTTGACTGCTGGCAACGTGACGACAAACGCCAACTTAACTGGCGCAGTTACTTCGGTTGGAAACGCAACCTCGCTCGGATCGTTTACATCGGCGCAGCTTGCTGGCGCTTTGACAGACGAAACTGGCAGCGGCTCGGCTGTGTTTGCCACCTCGCCAACTTTGGTGACTCCTGCTTTGGGCACTCCCTCTGCACTGGTGGGCACAAACATCACCGGCACAGCAGCAGGCCTGACAGCAGGCAATGTGACCACCAACGCCAACTTAACTGGCGCTGTCACATCGGTGGGCAATGCCACTTCGCTTGGATCGTTTACATCAGCACAACTTGCTGGCGCTTTGACAGATGAAACAGGCTCGGGCTTAGCTGTGTTTGCCACAAGCCCCACACTGGTCACCCCAGCCTTGGGAACGCCCTCCAGCGCGACTTTGACTAACGCCACAGGCCTACCCATCAGTACGGGCGTGTCCGGCCTTGGAACGGGCGTAGCCACAGCCCTTGCGGTTAACGTGGGCACTGCGGGCTCCCCGGTGGTTAACGGTGGTGCGCTCGGCACGCCATCCAGCGGAACAGTGACAAACCTGACAGGCACTGCTTCCATCAACATCAACGGAACTGTGGGCGCTACTACAGCCAACACAGGCGCGTTCACTACGCTGTCTGCCACTGGCGCAACTACGCTTAATGGCAACGCCATTATTTCCGTTACCGACAACACCAACGCTGCCCTGCGAATCACTCAAACAGGCACAGGTAATGCGCTTCTGGTGGAGGACAATGCCAATCCTGATGCAACACCGTTTGTGGTGACAGCAGACGGCAACGTAGGCATTGGCTCGGCAGCGCCTACTGTTTTGCTAAATATGTATTCAGCAACCAGTTCCATAGCACAGTTGACCGGGGACTCAACTACCACCTTTACTATTCGCCGCGCATCGGATGACACCACCTCTGGCGCCCTTGGTTTAAACAAACGCAGGGGAACGATTGCCTCCCCAATTGCGGTTCAGAGCGGGGATACGCTAGGTAGTATCATTTTTAACGGGTGGGACGGTACTGCAAACACTACAGGTGCCCAGATCAGCGCAAGCGTAGATGGCACACCCGGCACAAGCGATATGCCCGGTCGATTGGTGTTCAGCACTACCGCTGATGGCGCAAGCTCGCTTACTGAGCGTGTGCGCATCAACTCGTCGGGACTTACGACAGTTGGCTTTACCGCAGCCACGGGCACTGCGTTGTCCACTACGGTTGCGGCCAAATTTCACTCGGCTAACACAACGTACACAGACGGCACAACTGCGGCTTCCGGCACTGTTGCCCACGGGACAATAGCGTCTTTTGATAATCCAGCCATTGCTGCGACAAACGCCACCGTAACCTACACCAACGCATCTACGTTGTATATTGACGGCGCACCTACTGCCGGGACTAACGTCACGATCACCAACCCATATTCGCTCTACGTGGCAGCAGGTGGGGTGTATTTTGGGGGTGCAGTCTCAGCAGCCGACCCAATTGTTCAGCAGTCAGACATTGGCACAGCACCAAACGAGATTCCGCTGAACCAGTATTTGGGCAACTTGGCGTACCAAGATGCTGCAAACATTGCTGGCCCTGTAAGGATTGGAGCGAATTCGTCAGCCATTCCTTTAGCAATTGGCCCTTCCGACATTACACCCGGAGTAACTGTTGAGGGGCAAATAATATCTTCAGACGCCACAGGAGCGCACCCATTATTGAGTGTTCGTCGGTCAACAGCCACTGGAAACGCAACGATTGCTCAATTTACATCATCGGGCACGGCAGCATCACCAACAGCGGTGGTTAGTGGTCGTGGCTTGGGTAGAAACGATTGGTATGGATTTGATGGAACTAACTATGTCAGATCGGCAACGATTGCTGTCATTGCAGACACGACCGTCTCTACAGGAGTCATGCCCGGCAGAATTAGCTTCCAAACCGCATCGACAAGTGCAGGAGTTCCTGTTGAGCGTATGCGTATCGACTCCAGCGGAAATGTGGTTTCTTCTGTGCCCACAACACCTCCCACACTTTCCACAAACGGAACGATGGTTTTCAATCTGACAAGTGATACAAATTTGCGTGTATCGGTTCGCGGTTCTGATGGCGTAACCCGCACAGCCAATATTACACTGGCATAAGGAAACAACATGAGCATTCAATCTAACTTCCCGGCGATTTCGCCAACTTTGAACCTGTCGTTCGCTCTGACAAAAGCACTTGATCCGCGCATCACTTTCGCAAGAGCCAGCACTGGTACGTACTACGGTACGCAGACTGCAAAGGCTGAAGAGAATTTGGTGTTGCAGTCGCAGGCTTTTAACGAAAATGCTTGGCAAAAAACAGAAGTAACTGCCACTGCAAACTCCATCGCCGCTCCTGACGGTACAACTACGGCAGACACGTTAACAAACACCACAGTAAACACTCTGCACATTGCGTTTCAAGCCGCCACGCTAAATGGTCAGGCGTATACATTTTCAGTGTTTGCCAAAAAAGGCACTGCTGATTTTGTTTATCTGCGTGGTTCGGATGGCACAAGCGCACGGCAAGCGTGGTTCAATCTTGCTACTGGCGCGGTTGGAACTGTAGAAACCAACATTACAGCAAGCATTACAGATGTCGGTAACGGCTGGTATCGTTGTGTCGGCGTATGGTCAATATCTTCTTCTGCTTCTGCCAATTATTCTATTGGAATTTCTGAAGCAAACGGGGTTAGTTCGTACGCTGGAACGACAAAAGACATTTACCTATGGGGTGCTCAACTAGAGCAACGCTCCGCAGTCACAGCCTACACACCCACAACCACACAGCCGATCACCAACTACATCTCTCAGTTGCTTACAGCAGCGTCTGGTGTGGCACGGTTTGACCACAACCCCATCACAGATGAATCGTTGGGGCTGCTGATTGAGGAGCAGCGGACGAACCTCAGAACCTACAGCGAGGACTTTACCAATGCTGTGTGGACAAAATCAGCAGCAAGCATTGCGGCAGATACAGTTATTGCGCCTGACGGCACGCTGACTGGCGACAAGCTGGTTGAAGACACCGCTACTTCACGGCATTTTGTAACTACAAGCCTGACACTTACGGCCAATACCGTTTATACGCTTAGTGTTTACATGAAGGCTGGTGAGCGAACAACCGCCAGTTTTGGACTTTCATCAACTGCCAATTGGGCGGCCTCATCGGGTATTGTGGTGAACCTCGCAACAGGTGTCGTTACATCTGGGACTGGAACCATCCAGTCGGTTGGCAATGGCTGGTATCGGGTTTCCATTACGCAAACCTTTGGCCCCGCCAACGCTAACGGCGGAATGATTATTGACTTGCAGACAACCGCTGGCTACACGGGCAACGGTTTCAGCGGCATCTACATCTGGGGCGCTCAAATCGAAGCCGGAGCATTCCCCACCAGCTACATCCCCACGGTGGCTTCACAGGTCACACGCGCTGCTGATGCTGCAAGCATGACGGGAGCGAACTTCTCGTCTTGGTTCAACAATGCGGAGGGTACTGTTTATTTTGCATATCAAGGCAGTTCGGGGACCGCAGGCAGACGCAGTTTTTCTATTAGCGATGGAACTAACAATAATAAGATTTATGGGATTGCGTCTAACGGCGGTGGTAGTGCGTCAAACTACATTGACATAGTTGCCAGCGGAACTTCCCAAGGCTTGTTGGGGGCAACAGGTGCGTACACGGCAACTTTGCAAACAGGCGCTGCTGCTTATGCAATCAACAACATAAACTTTAGTAAGAACGGTGGCGCAGCAACAACAGACACTTCCGCACTTATTCCGGTTGTAAATCAACTTCGGATTGGTGCAGATGCCGATGCAACTCTTTCGCTTAACGGCACAATCCGCAAGATCGCTTATTACCCATTAGCCGCAACGTCTGCACAGCTTCAAGGACTCACATCATGACTGACCTGTATTTAGCTTTTCCTGACCAAGCTGCTGCTGATGCAGTCTTGTACACCACACACGATGCTGTAACAGATGAAGAAGGCAACGTAACCGCTGAGGCTTACGTCACGCCCAACTACGCCAACATCGACACGCTTGGTATCTTGTACGAGCGTCAAGAGATTGTTGACCCTGAGAATCCTCCAGAGCCTATCCCGCTTCCCGGCTGGCACATCAACATTCGGCTGGTGGAAGGCGAGGACGCTGAAGCCTTGCAAGGGTTTGAAGTACACCCCACTGTGCCACGGCGCGTTTGGGCTTAAGCGAGCGCCAAATGAAGGACTGGGCCGTTAGCTTCATTGCAGCGGCCCTTTTGGTTGGGCTCATCGTTTGGTGCGTTAAGGTTCTTGTTGAGGTTTTGTATGGCGGATGAGAAGCTGGGTTCCAGCACGATGCTCGACAAAGTGCTCGGGTATGTGGACTCCCCGTTTAAACTTTTTGCCATCCTTATCATGGGTCTGGTTACGTTTACCGGGTATTTTGTTTGGCAAAATCAAACGGTATTGATCGGCGCGTATCAGGAGAACAAGAAGATGCCAACAATCCATGAGGAGCGCGTGGATGATGCGGCAAGCCTGCTGTTTAAACAAACGGATGCCAAGTTTGTTGCCATCTTCAAAGTTAACCCAATTTTTGGGACTCGCGTCCTGTACCGCCTGTACACCAAGGATGGGCGCAGCAAAGACATGGAAGGTTTGGATGTCGGACTTTTTACGACAAACGTGTCAAACAACAATGATGTTGTAAAGCTGATGGCGGGAGAGATACCTTGCAGTCCGTATTTACGAGCGCAGTCACAGTTGGGTATTTGGTATATTGCACAGGGTGTTTCTTACACCTGCCGAATCAGCGTGCCACCCGACCGAAGCAGGTTTATTGGGCAAATAACGGTTGGATGGGTAGAGCAGCCCGAGAACATGGAGAACATACACTCCATGCTGGATATTGCAGCAAACATGCTTATTAAAAGGGGTAACTGATGCTTTCACTATTTTCAACTCTTGGGGGTCTGCTGATCTCTGGTCTGCCAAAGCTGCTGGAGTATTTTCAGAACAAGGCTGATCAAAAGCATGAACTGGCACTTGCTGCTGTTCAGACGGAGCGTGAGCTTGCACTGGCCGCTGCTGGCTTTGCTGCGCAAGCCAAGATAGAGGAGATTCGCACCGAGCAGGTGGCGATGCAGACCCAAGCGCAGATGGCAGAAGCCGAGGCCAGCATGATGCAGGGCGCTCAAGAGCATGACAAGGCGGTTCTTGCCAAAGCCTCTACATGGGTTGCCAATTACATTGGGACTGTGCGCCCCACGGTAACTTACATATTTGTGTTTGAGCTGGTTGCTATCAATGCCTTTATGGCGGTTTACCTGTGGAATCGACCTGAACTGATTCAAAACATTGACGACGTGATTCGATACTCCGAGATTATTTTTAGCTCTGACGAAATGGCGATGCTTGGCGGGATCATTGGGTTTTGGTTTGGTAGCCGCCAGTGGAGCAAGAAGTGAAAACTTCTGACAAAGGCATCCACTTGATGCACGAGTTTGAGGGCTACAGAAACAAGCCGTACAAATGCAGCGCAAAAATTTGGACTGTTGGGTGGGGCCACGCCATGTACGGCGATCAGTTGCGCTTGCCCAACGTGCGTACTGGCGCATACACAGGAATGATCCGTGATGACTACCAACTCAAGCCAGAAGACAACCGGGTCTGGTCGAAGGAAGAACTGGTTGCGATTTTCAAGGATGACCTCGTTTCTTTTGAACGCAGTGTTCTTCGACTTGCTCCCAATCTGGCTGGGCATCAGCGCAAGTTTGACGCTTGTGTCGCTTTGGCCTTCAATGTAGGCTCGGGCAACTTTCAGCGCAGCACCATCCGCCAGAAAATTTTGCGGGAAGACTGGGATGGCGCAGCCGAGGCGTTCTTGGCTTGGTCTAAGGCTGGCGGAAAAGTTCTACCGGGGCTGGTGCGCCGCCGCAAGGCAGAGATTGCGCTGTTCCTAAGTTAAGTGCGAAAATGCCACAAGACTGAGGTAACAAATGCCACTCAAAAAGATACTAATCCGCCCCGGAGTTGCGAGAGAATCAACGCGCTACATGTCCGAAAATGTCGGCCCAACCGGCATAAACGGCTCGTATTCTGCGGGTTGGTACGACTGCGACAAGATTCGTTTCCGCTCCGGCTCGGCTGAAAAGCTTGGCGGGTGGGCTCCGTTTTCCACGAGTTACTACCTCGGCATCTGTCGGTCCCTCAACAACTGGGTGACTCTGGGTGGAAACAAGCTGATCGGCGTTGGCACGAACTTGAAGTTCTACGTAAACCAAGGTGGCAGCTATTACGACATCACGCCACTGCGTTCTTACACAGAAGCCCCTGTGACTTTAAATAACCCGTTTGACACCACAAGCGGCTCAGGAATCATCAATGTAAACGACACCGCTCACGGCCTGATAACTGGCGACATTGCTACATTTTCTGGCGCGGTTGCAGTTGGCGGTATCCCGGCGGAAACACTCAACACCAATCACAAGGTAACTGTTGTTGGGGCCGATGACTACACAATCAATGTTCTTGTCAATGCGTCCTCTACCGTCTCCGGCGGGGGTGGGGCCGCTGTTTCAGCCACATACACAAAGTACAACGTAGTCCTAACCAACCCGTTTGAAACCACTTCAGGCTCTCCAATCGTTGAGGTGACGGACGCAGCAGGAGGTTATTCGGACGGGGACTTTGTGACCTTCAGCGGAGCCACTGCGGTGGGTGGTTTAACTCTGAATGGTGAGTTTCAGATTTCTGCCATCGGCGGAACTACCTACACCATCACATCGCCTAGTAATGCCACATCCTCCGCTACGGGCGGCGGTACAGTGACTGCGGCCTACCAAGTTAGCATTGGCCCTGCGGTGGTCGTTCCTTTGACCGGATGGGGTGCAGGAGCTTGGGGTACTGGTACATGGGGTGTGGGTAGCTCATCGACTGATTCGCTTCGCATTTGGAGCCAGAGCAACTTTGGAGAGGATTTGGTATTTGCGCCTCGCGGTGGTGGCTTGTATTACTGGGATGCCTCAAGCGGCGTATCTGCCAACCGTGGTGTAAACGTGACTACGTTGGGCGGTGCATCGGATGTTCCAACCAAGGTCAACATCACCTACGTGTCGGACATCAGCCGGTTTGTGTTTGCCTTCGGGTGTACAGACCTTAGCTCCTCTGTAATCGACCCAATGCTGATCCGCTGGTCGGACCAAGAGAGCGTGGTGGACTGGACGCCATCCCCAACAAACCAAGCTGGCAGTCTACGGCTGTCGCAAGGCTCTGAAATTGTTTCAATTTTGCAGTCGCGTCAAGAAATTTTGGTTTGGACTGACGCGGCGCTGTATTCCCTCCAGTACCTTGGCGCTCCAGAGGGTTGGGGCGCAACGCTGGTGGGTGAAAACATCTCCATCGCAGGCCAGAAGTCTGTGAGCTTGGCGTCCGGCATAACGTACTGGATGGGCGTAGACAAGTTCTATAAGTATGACGGTCGCACCCAGACGCTGCGCTGCGACTTGCGCCAGTACATTTTTAGCGACATCAACCCGCTTCAGATGGAGCAGGTGGTCTGCGGCACGAACGAAGGCTTCAACGAAGTGTGGTGGTTCTACTGCTCACGCGACTCCGTGGTGCTTGACCGCTACGCCATTTACAACTACCTTGAAGACATCTGGTACTACGGCAACATGGGCCGCACAGCTTGGCTTGATTCTGGCTTGCAGGCTGGTCCTATCGCTGCAACGTATGTAAACAACTTGGTCAACCACGAAGTTGGCAACGACGACAACCTTAGCGGTACACCTGTGGCGATGGAATCCTTTATCACCTCTGCCGAGTTTGACTTGGATGATGGGCACAAGTTCTCATTCGTGTGGAGGATGCTGCCTGACGTGACGTTCCGTGGCTCTGAAGCTGCCAATCCGTCCATCGTGATGTCACTTCTGCCACTGAAGAACTCAGGCTCCGGTTACACCAGTCCAGCTTCGGTGGGGTTGACGAACAGTGCCACAGTCACGCGCACGGTTAATCTGCCGGTGGAGCAGTTCACAGGTCAGGTATACACCCGCATCAGGGCTCGTCAGATGGCGATGAAGATTTCCAGCACTGGCTTGGGTGTGGCGTGGCAGTTGGGTGCTCCGAGGCTCGACCTCAGACTTGATGGCGCTAGGTAGCTATGCGCCTGCAAAAGACCCCACCACCAGCGCTGCCGTACGCCGTACCGGCCTATACGCCTACGTACATCGATCAGCTCCTCAAGGTGCTGCGCCTGTACTTCAACCGCGTCTCGGACGTGCTCAATGCCATTACGGGCGTCAACGGCGGACAGTACATTGACTGCCCTACGGGTTTGTTCTTCAGCACGACCGATCAGCCTATTGGCGCGGTGAACACGGCTCAGTCCATCAAGCTACCAATTGAATACATGAACAACGCAGTGCGGGTCAACTCCGCCACGGACAGCCGGGTCTACGTGGACGTTGGCGGGGTGTACAACTTCCAGTTCTCCGGTCAGCTTCTCAGTGGCTCAGCGAGCGCCAAGCAGGTGTACATCTGGATTTCCCGTAACGGCACGGACATCGGGTACTCCACCCATCAGTACACGGTGTCCGGTTCAGGGAATCATTTAAATATCTCGTGGAACTTTGACATCGACTTAGATCAAGGCGAGTACATTGAGATGCGGTGGGCGGCAGATGACACCAACATGAAGCTAGAAGCTACTGCGGCAACAGCCCCTCATCCGGGTATGCCTTCTGCGGTGATCGCTGTAAACTTCATTGCGCCGCTGCCAGTGCCACGGCCCACCCCACCGTAAGGATATAGCATGAATAAAACCGAAGCAGAAGCACTTGTTCGTCAGCAATTTGCAGATATTGGCAGGGTTGGCATTGGCTCGGCTCCGCATCAAATTGATCGCGCTGGTTTTGATTATTGGGTAAACACGCTTGTAACAGGACAATCTACTCCAGAGGCTTATAAAAGAAATTTCCAAACCGCCGTCAATGATTATGTGGCTCAAAATCCAGACGATGCAGTTTCAAAATACGTGCAAGGATT